AGTGTTGTTGTTTTACCAACACCTGTATCTCCCATCCAAACTGTAGAATACTGAGTTAAATCAACTGACACCTTATTTGGTGTTAAATCTAATAAATTTCCAACCATGCTTTTTTATCTCCTTTATATTTTAAGTTTCTTATTATTCACCTACCCAAGACCACTCTTGAGTAGGCTTTTTATTTTACTGCTGCTGTGCAAATGGATTGTATGTAGTCTGTGGAGCAGGTGTGCTAGTATTCTTCTGGAATCCTTCTGCTGTCTGAGAAGACGATTCACCAGCTTTAATCTCAGCTAACTTAGCCTTTCTCTTAGATTTTAATGTGTCAATGATATCCTGTGTAAGTTCATGCTCAAATACTGTTGAAGCCGCAACACCAGACTTAACATCATTATTTCTGATAGTTGTCTTCACCTTCTTAACAATATCCGTACCAAATGCAGCCTTCTCTACAACTTCCTGAATATCAACAGAGTTGATAACTACACCAGCAAGCTTTGTGAAACATCCATCATAATAACCTGCACTTCTGAACGCATCTGCCATTGACTTATCAACTGTCATCTTAATTGGAATGAGCGAATCAGCCTCATACTTAGCATCCTTACCAAATCCATCGGCTCTCTGACCAATAGCGTCCATTCTAATTGTAAGATTTCCCGTAGGTACTTCCTTAACAACCTCATCAGTGATAGATTCGATAATACCCTCTACCTCGAATTTTGCTTCAAGAACTGTACTCTCATAATCCTTTGGCTCAACTCTATTGATGAATCTCGCTGAAATCTTATTTGTAGATACAACATTTCCATCATTACCCTTGAAATCGTTTGCTGTAAACATACCATCTGTAATAGAGATAATGTCAGGTGTCTCTCCCTCTGCACAATGCTCAATATCCTTGAGATTCATTGCATCTGTGTACTGCTTGTAGAAATAACTCTCCTCGGAAGTGAAATTCTTATTCTCATCCTTCTTATACTTGTAAGCAAAGAAATTGATTTCATGCTCACTATCGTCAGCAGTTCTTAATACGAGACTTCCTCCAATAGCTTCCTCACCCTTCTTTGTAGTAAACTCCTCGATGTTGTTCTTTACAAGCTTTCCTGTTACTGTTACTAAATTTTTGAGTTCCTTCATTAAAATTTTTCCTCCTTAAAATTAAAAATTTATGTAAAATATTGTTAATAAAACAATCTATCTAAACGCCCCAAAGGACGGAACACAGAAAATAAATTTATGTAAAAATCTATCCTCATCAGTGATTTTTGAGTATAAAAACCCAAGGGTATGCTGTTCTTCCACCCAAACATGAATGCCATCCGCATTGATTTATTCTCTTTTTGTCACGGATTTTATATATTATTCGTGACATTTTGTTTTTGGAATTTTTGAACTGATTTGTTCAATGAAAATGCTTACTGAATTGACTGTTTATATAATCTTCTACAAAGGTTATCGTATGAATTACTAATCGAATTTCCCATAGTAAGCAATCTTGAAATATAACATCTGACGGTTTTGCAAATCTAAACCCATCTCCATATTTTGAAGCATGTTCCATTGTTCCGTCTCTACAATGAATAATAATAGTAATAATTGCTCCAATTATATGAATACTCATTAAAATTACTAACATATCCACCTCCTCAAAAATCCACATGAAACAGTGATTTACAATCAACTTAGTTCATCGTGTAATTTTCCACATTTCTTACATCTGAAAATATGTTTTACTGTACTATGTTCGTCTATAATTTCGTGAGCTATCTCAATATAATCATGTGACT